CCAACTACGACAAACTAATGATAACTTAGGAGACTCAGGTTGATTATATTAAAAAATAAAAACAGTGACTTCATCTATCTAGATGTTGTCACAAAATATTCTCAAACACTATCCAGTAAAGTTAGTCAACACCCTGTGGATGGGTTTGGTGTTGTATCAGATCACGTTACACAAGAAAACCCAAAGTTAAAGATAACTGGCTTCTTAACCGGAGCCGACTTTAACCTCTCTAAACCAAGGCTAACCCCTGAAGAAAGAGGTTTTATCGGAATTGATCAGGTTGTTGTTGAGAGTGATATTGCCTCTGCAATTACTGTGACCAGTGAAGACAGCCCAACAGACTTACTACCAAACATCGCCGGTCAATTCTTTACAGACACACTCCCAGAGATAGAGGGCATTTCTGAAGACAGAGCTGACTCCTATTCAGAGAAAGCTTTATTCTTAAAGCTTGAGAGTCTTTACATAAACAAAGAAGTACTTTCTGTATTTGAATTTGATGATGGTAGTGTGGTTGAAAGCTTTCTTCCAGACGTTGTTATAACAAACCTGACAATAAAAGAATCCCCGGAAACCGGAGACGCTCTTGCATTTGATCTCACTTTAGAGCAGCTAACTTTTTCCTATCTTATTGAGACTAGGGTTCCTGTCGATGTAGCAGAAGAGCAGCAACAGCAGGTTGCAGAAGAAGCTGCAAAGGGAGATAAGTCTACTGATGAGGTTGCTGCTGACGAAGGCGAGAATGATCGTACAGTACTCAGGAGTTTAGTTCCCGGTGAAGATGTCTCGTTGGGTGACATAACGGCTGCTCTTGGTCTTTAACTATAAGAGAGGTATACATGGCTTTAAAATATTTAAAATTACCCTTGTTTGATGATACTTACTATTCTTACTCTATTACATTAGAGGGAAATAAGTATCAGCTAAAATTTCTGTTCTTAGAAAGAACAAACACTTGGATATTTACTTTAAAAGATTCTAGAAAAAACACGCTAGTGTCCGGTCAAAGGCTAACACCAAATGCACTGCTATTTGCAGACTATCAGTTTGAAAACCTATCTGGTGGTTTCTTTTTTACGCCTGCAAGCGCCGTAGATCCTGAACAGGTAGATGCTAATATAGGTAGACCATCTGAATTTTACGAGTTGTTTTATATCTACAACGACATAACTGAGGGATAATTAGTAATGAGATTTTTTGATAGAAAGTACTTACTAGAGATAGGGGATTCTGCAACTGGCGATGGTCTTTCTATTAATGATCTCCAAGTTCAGTTTAAAATAAAGAAATCAGTAAATAATAAAGATAAGGTTGACAAGTGTTCTCTGAAGGTGTATAATCTATCAGATGAATCATTAACTTATTTACAAACAGATTATCCAATTGCAATCTTTTCTTGTGGTTACTCAAACAGCCTTGTAAGACTTTTTTACGGAGAAGTTACAGAGGTAGAGACCATAAAGAATGGAACTGACAGGATAACCACAATCAGTCTATCCCCCTCTTTTTCCGAACTCACTCACAAGATTATATCTGAACTTGTCCCAGAAGGCGGTAATATTGAAGATGCCTTTGAAGCTGTCAGAAAAACAACAAGTATAGCTAAAGGTGTTTATAAAGGTAAGAACTTAGGCTCAAAGGTTGTCTATGGGTATCCACTGACAGGCACACCTAGGCAGATGCTTAATCAAATCTCCAATGCGTATAATCTTCAGTGGAAGATTGAAAGCAACGTGTTGTATGTTAATGATTCAAGCACAGTGGAATCAACAAACACTCAACTAGCTCCTATTATAGGCCCCTCCAGTGGACTAATAGATAGACCTTACTTCATGACAGGTTCAGATAACGATTCCAGTGAGGATGCAGCCAAGAAGAGTGGCGTCAAGTTTAAAGCCCTACTTAATCCCACGGTAACACCCGGATCACTTGTCAGGGTTGACTATAAAGAAACGTCTGAATTCTACCGGGTAGAAGAAATAGATTTTACCGGAGACTACCGTGGTAGTGATTGGTTTATGACCTGTGTTTGTTCAAAAAGAAAAGGAACTGATGAAGAGGAAGCCCTATGAAGGAATTAACACTAAGCAGTGTTCTGAATGATTTTTACAATCACAAGACTTCTGATATGTATACCGCCATTCCTTGCCGTGTAATAACAATAAGGATTGAGCTAGAAGACCAGAGGCTTGACATTCAACCACTAACTAATAAGTCGTTACCTGATGGGACTGTAATCGAGCAACCAACAATACTGAATGTTCCTTTAATATTCCCTGCATCCAAAAAGGCTTCTATGACCTTCCCTATGGACGTTGGTGACATAGTCTTGTGTGTGTTCTCCCAAAGATCAACAGACGCCTTCAAGGCTTCCACAGGGAGTGTTACCTACACACCAGAAGACAAGCGTAGGTTTAGTATTAGAGATGCTATTGCAATTCCGGGTTTGTTTCCCTTTAAAGATTCTATCAATGATCCTGCAAAGCGTAAGTGGACTCACTCAACTAGAGACATGGTCATCACCAACAACATAGGTGAAAGCACTGAGTGTGAGTTTAGACTAAAAGATAATGGCAATATTGAAATGAGGACCGATCAGGACTTCTACGCCACATTTAACGATGGACTTATCGAGTGTAATAACCTAACAATAGAGGCTCAAGGTAACTTCACAGTCAACGCTGGTGCAAATATAAGTATGCAAGCTGGATCTGATTTAGGGTTAACAGCCGCGTCTTGGACAGTCAATGTATCTGGTGCTACCAACGTAACATGCCCAACAACTAACTGGGCTGGTGTTTTTAATCTTGCGGGATCTCTTGCTATGGCACAAGGAGCTGGTGGTGGCGGTACTGCTACAATAAGCGCACCACTTACTGTTACAGAGTCTGTCACAGTGACAGGTGGTGATGTTACTGCCGATGGTATTAGTTTAAAATCACACACACACAGTGACCCACAAGGCGGAACAGTTGGAGCACCACAGTAAGGAATTATTATGGACATACTACTAAGTGAAGAAACACACGACATTGTATTTGTTAATGGTGCCACACCAATTACGGCTGATGTTGGGGATAGTCTTAAGCAGAGACTTAAGATAAAGCTACTTACCTTTAAAGGTGAGTGGTTTCTAGACACTAACTATGGAACACCTTACTTCCAACAGATTTTTGGAAAAGGAAGATCAAAAGGTTCCGTTGACCTGATATTTAGAGAATTAATTGATGGGGATGCAGATGTTAAAAACATTCTCAAGTTTAAGTCATCCCTCTCAGCAGATAGAGGGTATACTTTGTCTTTCACAGTAAGTAGTAAATCAGGTGGGACAGCAGAAATACAAAACTTAGAGGTAGGTATATAATGGCAGGACTAACAGCAACGGGTCTAGAAATAAAACGACTAGACCAAATTAGAGAAGACTTACGGAAAGAAGCTACCGCTATATTTAGTGATCTTGTTACAGAAGATGAGGTATTAGACACAAGCAGCGCATCTACTGTTGGTAGATTAATCGGCCTCGTTACACTGTCTGAGGCAGACTTGTGGGAGACAATCCAGCAAGTATATTCTTCCTTTGACCCAAACTCAGCTTCAGGTATCGCACTAGATAATCTAGTAGCTTTGTCAGGAATTGTTCGTCGTGGTGCAACAAGCTCCACAGCAAGACTCCTTCTTACAGGTGCTTTTAGTACAACTATTCCAGCGGGAAGCCTTGTAAGTTCAAGCTTTACAAACAACAGGTTTGAGATTCCCACAGACGTTGTATTAGATCAAAACAATGTTGTTGGTTTCTCAACTAAGATACAGACGGTCATTGACTCAACAGACTACACGATCACCTACAATGATGGTACAAACTCTGTAGACCTTACCTACACTTCTGGTGTTGGTGCTACCGATATTGCTATCCTGAATGGCCTAAAAGATACTGTCAACGACAACTATGGTAGCGTACTCACAGCAACCGTAACAGGTGCTGTTTTAAATATTATTGCTGACGACCTTGTTACGCAAACAAGCTATACTGTCTCAGGAGAGTTATTCTTCTCTACCATCACCAAGGGGATTACATCCCAAGCAACAGTGGCTGGCCCTATCGAACAGAACACTGGGACAATTGACTCGATATCTACACCAGTTTTTGGTTGGAATTCAATCAACCAGTTTGAAAGTGCCAGTTCTGGATCTTTGAGAGAAACAGACTCAGAACTAAGAACCAGATTTAGTGGGTCTAAATTTGTAAGAGGTGCAAACATTCTTGAAGCACTTACTTCTGACCTACGAGGTTTATCTGGTGTTAGTGATGTTATCATCTACGAAAATCTAACAACAAGTGTTGATGCCAAAGGAATTCCTCCACACGCTTTTATGGTTCTTATTCGAGGTGGTCTTGAGTCAGAGATTGCTGAAGTTATTTGGTCAAACAGGCCCGCAGGTATTACAACATTCGGGAATAGTACGTACCTTATCACGGATATCTTTGACAATCAAAAGGAAGTTAACTACCAGAGACCTACTTTTCAAGATATTTATATAAGTTTGGAAGTACAAACCGATAGCAGCTTTCCACCAAATGGTGCAGAACAGCTTAGGTCTGCCTTGTTTGATTACATTAAGTCTCAGTCAACAGTAGGTCAGGATGTTGTATACTCAAGATTATACACACCTATTAACTCAGTTTTGGGTCATCAGGTAAATTCACTGTTCGTTGGAGACTCTGCGAGTCCTTCAGGAACCTCTAACATTGTTATTAACTTTGATCAAGTAGCAAAAATAGAGATTGGTAATATTGAGGTTGTTCTGGCATGATTGAGTCTACACCTATT